ATGAGCGCCGGCCGTTGTGTTAGATAAAGTTCTACCTTTGTATGGAGCAGAAGTTCCACGTGTACATCCTGTTAATGTATTTGTTGTTCTACCTGTATATTGAATAGTTTCATTTATGTATTTTCCAAAAGTTGCACTAGTTGCATCTTGATCTACTTTTTCTATAACAATATAACCTGCAGTTGGAAATTCAGACCCATCAGTTAAAATAATTGATGTAGCAGAATCACTTATGTTTCCATTAAGTGTTGTAGACAATTCTAAAGTTGTAATCGCAACTCCACCTACTAATTGTTTAACAGATTGAAATCTTACATATGTTGTTCCTTCATTTAATTTATTATCAGGAAAAGAAACACTTAAAACTTTAGATGCTGCTGTTGTTGTAAATGGATTTTCTGGTAAAATATCTTGTACAGGAAATTCAACTCTTGCAGGTCTTGCATGTAATAATCCTTGTGGATCAGCTCCTACAGGATGTGGTTTTAATTGAGGTTGTTTAGGTTCAAATTCAGATGTATGTACCCAAGCGCCAGTCCATTCTTGCACCATTTCTCTGTATGGAAATGCTGCTCCTGATCTATCAGAGATCGCTAATGCTCTACTACCTTTTGCAAATCTAGCCATTATACGTTTGGATAGTATGTCTTCGGAGTAATAAATGTGCTAGCTGCAGAACCATCTTCAGATAATGCTCTAGCTAATTCATCCTCGTACAACAACTTCATCTCCTGTGTTCTTTGTGGTGCAAACTTCATAGATAAATAATACGATAGTCCTGAAACCATACATGGTACAAATCTATAAGGTGCATCACTTGCGTTAGTATATGCTCCTGCATCTTGAATTCTTCTTACATAATAAACACTTAAAAAATTTGATGCAGCAGTTGAGTTAGGTAAAGGATAAATAGTTAGTGTAACTTTATCTATAAATCTTTGTACCCAAAATTGAGAAGGTGTTCCATTAGATGCTTTATTTGCTGTTGCAGCATATGCATCTCTTGCAACTTTAGTTAGACCCGTGTCTGACTGAGAAGTTGTATTATAGTTTTGTCTATAAGAAACATTTAAAATATCTGAAATACCATAAACATTTGCTGTTGGAACAGTTGTTGCTTGTGGTGGTTCACCACCTCCAGGCACGTCTGTAGAGTTTCTATAAAAAGTATAGACACCCGACCCTTCAGCTGTAGCATCAACATTAGTTGTTGAACCTACAACTAAATTAATATTAGTATTTCCTACTTCCCAAAAATGTATTCCTCTATTACCCCATTCTTGAAAAAGAATGTTTAAAGATCTTCTTGCAGTTTTTATTTGATGTCCTGCAGTACCAACTAGACCGATACGTTCATATGCATCTGCAATGATTTCATCTATTGAGAAATCCTGATCAAATGAATATGATGAGGAAGTAGTATTCGCCATTGGCTAATCCTCTAAAATGTTCCGACTATATAGAAAAAGTCTACGTTAGTTAAATCTGCATATATTCCAGTGTCAGCATAAATACCAGCTCCTGGTAATTTAAACTCATGCACGTGATTAGCGGCTGTACCAAACTTACCATGAAAAATTAACTTAGAAGCAGTAACACCACTTCCTATTTCATTATAAAGTTTAATTTCACCATCAGCTGCACTTGATTGAGCAAACACAGTCATAATATTTGCTTTAGTAATATTGGCTGCTGAACCACCTACTAATGCCTGTACTTGTCCATCCGCTGCTAGAATTACTGATTGTCTAACTTTTGATGTTATTGACATAATTTTATTCTCCTTAAATTTATGTGGAGCCGAAGCTCCACAATAAATTAATTATTAACCTACGTTAGCGTTTTGGATATAACCAACTGTTAACCAACCAACACCTGCTCCGGCGTTACCTGATGTAAGAAGTATTCTTCTATCAGTTGTTCCAATGTCTGCCCACGCATCTACTCTAGCTTTGTTAGCTCCAGCAGTAATTTCGATAATACCTAAAGTACCACCAGCAATTCCGCCAGCTGCTGTAAATGCAGTTGCATCTCCAACATAGCCTAAGCCAGTTGTACTTGCAGCACCATTCCAAATAACACTTACAAATAATTTTGCAAAAACCAATTGGCTGTTTGCAGGAATTATAATGTCTGTTGTCAAAGGAGCAGCTTGAGTTACTGCTTGCGTTTGAGTTACTAACATAGAACCTACGTTAGCCATGTTTGTACCAACTGTAGTTCCTGTTGTATTTGATATCGATCCCGATCTTACCGGTCCCGAAAATGTAGTATTTGCCATAATTTTATCCTCCTAGTTTCCGAACATAGTCTCTAGGCCGTCGACTATACGCGTCTATGTTCTATTTTAATTGTATAGTAAGTTATTTATATATTAGATTTTAGTAGAGTGCAAGAGAGCCTTATAAGAAAGTGCGATTTCAGCGATGTAGCTTTTGTTCTAAGTAGCTACAGAAACTTGTGGAGCAGCGCCTTCAACGCTATTCTGTCTGTGAGCAATAGCTGCTTCTTCCAGCTTGATCTCAGTAATGACTTGTTTAACTTTGTCATCAATTCTGACCATTTCAAGAGTATATCTATTATTGTCAATATGCTCCTGTTCCCACTTCAACTCCAAGGACCTTTTTCGTTTGTACAGGTCTTGTATCATCAACAACCTCCTCATAGGTTATTCTGTTTACCTTGTCATTATAACTATTTCCAAGGCTTTCCCAGTTTATACTCTTTTCTCCCAATTTGTCAAGGATTGATTCTTCAAGAGAAATAGCATTATCTTCTGACAAAACATTAAATTTTGCGTAGTGATCGTATGCCCATATTTTAACTGTAAAATTTTTCATGAATCCCACCATGTTATTTGTTGAATGTGGCCGAACTGTGTCCGGCCACAAAAATGTTTAACTTTGCTTACGCACCTTCGCAACCGAAGATACCTCTAAAGTCAGATGCGCCAAAAGCGTATCTTTCTCTAGCTTTGTATCTAACGTTGCCAGTATCGAAGTCCCCTTCCATTGAAGTTGTCAATGGAGTTCTTGAGAACATCTTCATACCATTTGGAACGTCCGTAATAATGTACCAAGAATCAGCATCAGTTAAAAAGTTATTAACTCTGTAACCTTGTGGGATCATTCCCATGCTGTTGATTGCATTGATGTCATTATCAGCAGTTTGAGTTCTACCTTGAGATTTCATCAATCTCTCAGCGTTGAACTGATTCGCAGAAGGAATTATCATTTTAACTCCTTTAGCTGCGATTCTTAAACCTCTTTCATCAGTCATAGCAGCGATATCAATCAATGCTTGTTCTAATGAAGTTTCGTTTAAGTCTGCTTGAGTTGTTAAAGTATTGGATACAGTTCCAGCAATAGTCGCGTGGTTTGTAGCCATTAAGTTAGATCCATCACCTGTTTGAAAAGCAGTTCCCGCGGCTACGCCCGGTAAACCATTATTCAAAGGTGCTGCACCTTTAACTTCTTTAGCATTACTCATAGATCTTGCTAAAGCTTTTGTGTATCTAGAAGAAAGTCTGTCATAAAGGTTGTCCTCTATTGCTTCTTCTGTGATAGCGAAAGCTAAAGCGATCGTTTCCATCGTGTATCTAGCAGTGTAAGTTTCTTGCGCGTCGTCGTACGCAATTCCTTGACCTTCTGCTTTTACGTCTGCGTTTGCAAAACCACTTAACATTACTTCTTCTTCGAAAGCTCTGTCAGATGATTCTGATGTATAAATCTCAGCATGCTGATTTTCATACCTTTTGTACTCCAGCCCAAATAGTGCATTTAGGCCTGGTTCTAGTTCTTTAACTAGCTGTGCTCGTGATATTGCCATGATATGCTCCTATTATGCCATAGTTACGCCGTTATTATACTGGTTAAGATTCTGAACAAAAACAACAGAGCAGTTAGCTGCTGCGATGTCTTGGTTTTCAGGATCTTCTGCTATTCTTACAGTTCTCCAAGTATTATTTGTGGCGTGACCACCTGCTAACAACACTTTGTTTGTAGACTGACCACTAGTTGTTGAACCAGTAGTAGTCGCGAAACCGAAAGTTTTACCCATATTTGCGATAGGTATAGCTGTGTCAATCATCCCAACATAAAGTTGAGTTGGATTGTCGATTACAAACGCTGTGATGTTTTCAGAGTTGGCTGGAGTAACTTGTGAATAGTAGTTCTGAAACGTCGGTTTCTGTGTAGTCGCCGCGTTGTAGAACACACCATTTAAAACACCAATACAAGTATCAGTGATTGCTGCCTGTGCTGTAATTATAAATCCAGCAGACTGCTTTACAGCAGTGCCTTGAAATAATGACGTAGCATAGTTAGCCTCGATGTAGTACTTACCTTGACCGCCAGTGGCTGGTGTTGAACCCAGTACACCTTGAGCAATAAGACCAAATCCAGTTGTGTTTCTATTTGCCATAGTTTACTCCTTATGAACCTGCCGTCGTAAAACGGCCTCCAGTTCGGTTGATATTATTTCGATGTTTAAGAATTACTTCTTTGTACCACCGAAAGTGTGCTTAGAATTTCTATCAATTTTGATAGGCATTCTCTTATCCTGATCCCTAAGTAAGTCGGTTTCGACTGACTCGTCTTGACCTTCAGTTTGCTTTTTCTGATAGTCCATACGAGACTGCGCGAGTTCTTCGGGTATCCTTGCCAGGAGAAGGCCACCTACTCCAATCACTCCAGCGTATTTTCCGTCTAAGACAGTTGGGTATGTATCAGAATCATATTCGTCAGCTCTCACTAACTCATAACCAGATCTCAATCTACCATGAATATTCTTGGTGTCATTGAAACCCATTGACTCTGCTCTTATCCATCTGTGCCTAAATCCGTCAGGCGCTGGTGGTGCATCTAGAGATGATGGGGGCTTGTACTCTTTTGGTCTTTCAGTTTTTGACCGAGTAACAGCCGCACGAGAAGTTTTA